GGCGGTGTGTCCGTGTCAGTTCCACACACACACACACATACACACACCTCAGTCACTCACGCACTACATACTCACTTACTCGCCTCAGTCTCCCCCCACTCACACACACATACTCATACACTCACTCACACACCTTAGTCCCTCACCATCACACTTTACACTCTATGTACCAGATAGATTGCTAAGCCCCCTATAGCCCTCCAATTTAATTTTCATCAACAACGCAGTATATATTTCGCACACGCGAAGAGAGCACCTCGCGCGAAATACTTCGCGTAGCCTCGCACGCCTTCGCATGAGATTCATTTCGCAACGTGCGAGAAAATATTTGAATTACGAATATTTCTGTGCGAGGCCGCGCGAAGGGGTTTACTTTTTTTTTCTTTGTGCTATAATAGAAAGAAGCGTGCGAAGAGAGGCGAGGAGTTTTCAGTGTCTGAAAATGAAACATCAAGCATAGATTGGGATATGTTATCCGATGAAGACTATGCAAGGGAGATTATCCGTCAATGGGGTAAGCCTATTCCACGTGAGTGGGACCAGCAATCTTTAACTTTTTTCAAAGCTATCGAGGATAGGTCCTTAATTGAATCGTTAGCCAAAGGCCTGACAATAACAGAAGCGTTGAATTACTTTGGTTTGGTGCCAGAGATCTTACCGGAGTACGACGCAGTTTATTTTGTTTCTACCTTTTTGAGAGGCAGGATCAATGCAAAGCGTCAGGCTGTAGACGCTTTATTCCAAAATATGAATGTTGGGGCTGGCAATTCAGGTGTTCAAGCGTCTGTGACATACCTGAAACAGTTTGCTGATTCATTTAAAGATACCAAAGGTATCGATAGTAATGTTAAAGCTATCAAAATAGAAGTTGTCGAATGAGTGTAGCATTAGTACAAAATGCTGGTTTCTTACCTAAGCGCCGTAAAACAGCGCCGAAGACCAGTAATGGTACACTCAAAATACAAGCTCTTAAACATCAGGCTAAAATGCTTAAGGCCAATAAGAAGTTTATGCTTCTTGTGGCTGGATATGGTTCTGGTAAGAGTCATACTTTACATTTATGCACAGTAACTGATGTTTTAGCCTATCCTGGGATTAAAATATTAATTCTGGCACCGTCTTATGACTTGCTTAAACTTAATAACGTCCCGGGAATAGAAGAACAGCTTAATAATTATGGAATTGATTATAAATTTAATAAGTCTGACTACATTTGTTATTTGAGCAACGGCTCACAAATAATCTTTCGTAGTATGGATAATCCATCGCGGATTGTTGCATTTGAGGTTGCTCGAACTTATATTGATGAGGCTGATGTTTTACCACTAGCCCAAATGGAAATTGCGTGGACTAAGGCATTAGGTCGTACTCGTCAAGTACTTGTAGTTGATGGAAAACAGATTGAAAATAGAGTTTGGGCATTTTCGACGCCAGAAGGCTTTAAATTCTGTTATAAGAGATGGGTGAAATTAGGTGGAAAAGAGTATGGAATGATCCAAGCTAAAACCACTGATAATCCATTCTTGCCTTCCGACTTTGTACAAAGTTTACGAGACACATATCCAGCGCAGTTAATTGACGCCTACCTTGAAGGTAAATTTGTAAATTTAACTTCCGGTACTGTTTATTATACTTTTGATAGAGAAAAGCATAATTCTACCGAAGAACCACAACCAAAAGAGACGCTGTATATTGGAATGGACTTTAACGTAGGTAAACAAGCTGTGGTTGTGTATGTTAAAAGAGGAGAAAATTATCATGCGGTTTGGGAATTTAAAGATCTCCTCGATACTCCTCAATCTATTGAACTTATTAAAAAACGTTTTCCGGATAATACTATTGTCGTTTATCCTGACTCTACTGGGAAGCGCCGTAATACTACTAATGCGTCTACTGGAGTTAGCGACATAAGTTTGTTGAAAAAAGCTGGTTTTTTAGTTAGAGCATATTCAACAAACCCTCTAGTTAAAGACAGAGTTGCCGCTGTTAATGGTGCATTTGAAAAAGGGCGATTATTTGTAAATACTGAGAATTGTCCTGAATTAACTGAGTGTTTAGAGCAACAAGTTTATGATGTCAATGGACGTCCCGACAAAAATTCTGGGCAAGATCACATGAATGACGCAGCTGGTTATCCTATATGTCGTCTTTTACCAATTACAGATCGTAAAGCTTATCTTACTGTAGTTAATGTATAATGGTTCCAGATAAATTACAAGATAGTCTTCACAGTAGCTTTACAACAGCAACGCCGAAGTGGCGTACTGTACGTGATGCTTTGGAAGGGGAGGTAGCAATTAAGGCGGCAAATACTCGTTATTTGCCTATGCCGTCTGCAATGCTAAATGTTAATGCAAAAGCTCCATCAGAGACCATATATGGGGAAAATTTTGCATATAATGATCATGAGAATAAGCCATACGCAGCTTATAAAGCTCGTGCATTCTTTCCTGAATTAACAGATGCAACATTAAGAGGTATAGTTGGTTTAATTCAGAGAAATCCGTCAGCATATGCAGAACTTCCCGATTCTGAACTTTTACAAAAAGCTACGCCAGATGGAAAGTCTCTTCAAGAGCTTGAACTTCTGCTTAATACAGAAGTTATGAGTGTTGGACGAGTTGGTCTTTTAGTTGATATTTTTGATAACAAATTGAAATTTGTCGTCTATAAGACTGAAGCGATCTTAAATTGGCAAACAGAAGGCACGACTGAAGACATTAGATTCACTGGCGTATTATTACAAGAAGAATCAACTAAAGCTAATTTTTGGGATCAAAGTGCCTCAAAAGACGTTAAATTACTTCTTTTCTTAGATGAAAAAGGTATTTATACAGTAGCTCGTTACGAGGATAACAAGCTTGTTAAGATTATTCAGCCTTCACATTTAGGTAAAACACTTAATTTTATACCTTTTATAACTATTGGTACTTTAGATTTAACGCCTGATATTGATAACCCTCCTATGTGGCCTCTGGCCAATCTTTCTGTAAAAATTTACCAAGCTTCAGCCGATTTGCGCAATGCGCAGTATATGTCATGTAATCCTACATTAACTCTTTCTGGGGTTGATCAAGATCAACTTCCTTCTGCTTTAGGCAGTAACATTGTTTTAGCTTTACCTGATCCAATGGCTAAAGCGTATTATCCTAAAACAGATACTACTGCCTTAGACCATGTTCGTTTATATATAAAAGATCTGGAACAAGAGGCAATTAAGTTAGGAGCTAATTTATTAGGCCATTCTGGTAACTTAGCAGAATCGGGTGAAGCCATCAGACTTCGACAGTCTATGGCTGCTGCTACAGTAGCTTCTGTCGTAGCTACAACTGGTAAAGGTCTTTTAAGAGGTCTTAAATTTATCGCTGAATGGCTCGGAGCCAATAATGAACCTTCTGTGAAGGTTAATAAAGAATTCTCTAGCTTCCAGATGACAGCAAATGAGCAAATTGCTCTTGTACAGTCTTGGCAAGCTGGTGCACTCAGCTCTCTTACTATGCTCGAAAACTTCAGACGCGCAGGTATGCTTCAAGAAGGTGAAGATCCCACGGTCGAACTTGAACGTTTGCAAAATGATGTTTATCGGGAAAAACTTTTACAAGAGAGATTACAAGGTAAGGACATAAGTCCTCAATTTGATAAACGTATTAAATAATCCTGTGGAGAAAGAAATGAAAGTCTGTGACAAAGTAAATTACCGTGTTTATGCTTTTGATGGCAATAATGACATCGAAAAGAAGTTAAAAGAATTACAAGAGGCTCAAGCTGCATTACAAGAACGAGACGCAGAAATTGAGCGTTTACGTAATCATTCTCAAAAAATCCTAGATGAAAAGAAAAAATTACAAAAGCAATATGAAGGTCTTGGTGATCCAGAGCATGTAAAACAAATTCTTGCACAATTTGAGAATGATGAAGATGCAAAGCTCGTCGCTGAGGGTAAATTTAAGGATGTTCTAAAGAAACATACTGAACGACTTTCTTTAGAATATAAAAGTCAGCTTGACGAATTAAGTAAACAATTAAAAGAATTAGAAGAGGCAAAAACAAAATTTGAAGGGCTTTATCATGAATCAGAGGCAGGGCATGCCGTTAGCGCAGCCGCTATAAAAGCAGGTATCCGTGATACCGCTATTGAAGACGTGCTTATGCGTGCAAAAGGCGTGTTCCGTGTCTCTGAGGATGGTAAGCTTGAAGCTCGTGATAAAGAAGGTAATTTAGTTACTGTTGAAAATAAACCATTAACTCCTGAGTTATTTGTGCAGCAACTAAAAGAAAAATATCCGCATTATTGGCCTGAAAGCCAAGGTGCTGGTGCATCCGGAGGTTCCGGCGAAACAGTTAAAGATAATCCTTTTAAGAAAGGTTCATCTTTTAACTTAACTAAGCAAGCATTACTTCGTAAAAATGATCCAGAACTTGCTAAAAAATTGGAGCAAGAAGCTAATGCTGCCGCTTAAAACTTTAATTTTAAACGCTAGTTGTACTAGTGGTAAATCATAACTTTTAATTAGGAGAAAAATTATGGCCGTAGTTCAATTGGCTGATATTTACGAACCTATTACATTTAATCAAGGTGTACAAGAGGCCGCCACTGAGCGAAATGTCTTTATTCAATCTGGTGTCGTAGTCGATGACCCACGTTTGTCGGCTATGGCAAGCTCGGGTGGCACTACTGGTGACATTCCGTTCTTCTTTGGGCTGACTAATGACGAACCAGATTATACGTCTGATGACCCGGCCGTTACGTCTACTCCGGCAAAAATCAGTGGCACCAAACAAATTTGGCGCCTTGCTAATATGCACAAGTCGTGGTCGACCATGGATTTGGCCCGAGAACTTGCCTTGGCAGATCCGCTGGGTGCTATTATTTCTCGCATTGGTCATTACTGGTCCACTGCTTATCAGCGCCGCGTTATTCAATCTGCTTTAGGTCTTTTGAACGACAGTGTCGCAAATCATGGGGGTGATTTACTCTTCAGTGTGGCCACAGACGACCCCGCCGCCGTTACGGCAGCAGAGCGAATTTCCGCAGATGCGGTTATTTCTGCTGCTGCAACGATGGGCGACGCTGCGAGTCAATTAAGTGTTATTGCAATGCATTCTGTTGTATATAACACTTTACAACGTAATGACCTTATTACCTTCCGGCCGACCTCTGTTCAAGATATTAAAATTCCTACTTATCTTGGTTATGATGTTATTGTTGATGATGCCCTGCCGGCTGTGGCTGGAATTAATCGCATTACTTATACTACAATCCTGTTTAGCCGTGGTGTTACCGGGATGGGTAGCGGTAAAGTTATTGTTCCTTCTGAAATTGAGCGTTCAGCTTCCGCTGGTAATGGCGGCGGCCAAGACATTATTCATACTCGTAAGAGTGTAATTCTTCATCCGGCTGGTTATGCTTGGCAAGAAGCGGCAGTCGCAGGACAGTCTCCTACCGAGGCTGAACTCGCTAATGCTCTGAACTGGGCCCGAGTTTATCAAGACCGGAAGAATATCGGTATTGCATTTTTACAAACTAACGGCTAATTTTCATGGTGAGGCCAAGGATGGCCTTTTTAGGAGGTTATTATGACAGAGCAACAGAAAAAAGTTACTGAAGCTTCGAAGGAGCAAACAGAAAAACAAGTTGAGGAACAAAAAACCACGAAAAATGATTATGAAAAAGCAGTAGAAGAAATGAAAAAACTGAAAGCTATTTATGAGGAAGCAAAACAAAAAGTAGCTAATTTATATGCTTCTTTTGCTCAACCGAAACAGGCATCTCTTCAAGAATGCATTAAAAAAGAACATGCAAATCGGAAAAAGGAGATTGAGCAGAAATTGAAGCAACAAGAGTTAATTACAAAGGCGTTAGGTTCTAATGACTAATGAAACAGACTCTAAAAATACTAATCATGTTTTAGGAACAAGAATCCTCGAAGTAATTATTGCGGCAGCAATTATTGGTTTAATGAATATGTATGCTTCTTCTTACGCTTTAAACGAGCGTTTTGAAGTAATTAAAGCTCAGATAGAAGACATAAAAACAACATTAAACCAATTAAAAAATGATTTTTATGTTCCTCGTTTTAGGAAGTAAATAATATGACAGCACAACAAGATCCTAATTTAGGTCTTTTCTATGGTTGGGCCTTAATGGAAGATAATTGGAATCAAGGTATGGATTCCAATTTGAAAAAATTAGGTTCTTTAGTACAACTTTCTGTTAAGTCTCGCCAATTAACTTCTGAACCTGCCTCTCCTGTAGAAGGTGATCGTTATATTGTAGCCTCTCCTGCTTCTGGAGCTTGGACTTCTCAGGAAAATAATCTTGCTGTTTACATTAATGGGACTTGGGAGTTTCATACTCCTAAAGTAGGCTGGCACGCAGATGTTCAAGATGAATTGGTAACAATTCGCTATAATGGGACTTCTTGGCAAGTAGCTTTTGCTACTTATGTGAAAAATAATTTTAGTGCCACAGTAGATCCTACCACAACAAATGATTCTTCACAAGGTTATGCCTTAAATAGCACATGGGTCAATACCACGACTTCAGAAGTTTTCAGGTGTATTGACGCCACAGTAAATGCGGCTGTTTGGATAAAAACATCCCTCACAATCGATGAATTAGGCGCAGTTGCGGTAGAAGATGTTGTACCGGTATCTAAAGGTGGTACAGGTTCTACAACGCCGTCAGCAGCAAGAGCGGCTTTAGGAGCTGCTTCACTAGACGCGAATGGCGAAGTTGTCGAATTTCCAGCTGTTTTACGTACATTAGCTGGTAATATAAATGATCCACTTGTTCATATTCCTTTTAGACGTGCTAATGATGAATTACGTTTGTCAGGTATGCAAACGTTTACTAGGGCATCTACCGCGACTTATGTTGACCCAGTAGATGGACTGATAAAGACAGCACAAAATGATGCACCACGTTTTGAGAAGATGGCGGATGGTGGTGTTGGGATTCTGCTGGAAGGTTCGAGTACGAATCTGCTTTTGCATAGTGAATCATTTGATGATGCTACGTGGGCAAAGACTGGTATCGCAGTCACACCGGATGTGGTTGTTGGGCCAGATGGGAATACAACTGCTGACAAGATTAATGCCAATGCGGCGGACAGTTACATGAATCAGATCGCTACGCTAACACCTGGAGATACAGTGACGTTCTCCGTGTGGCTACGGAGTGTTACTGGTGACATAACACTGAACATCCGAATTGTAAAGGACGGCGCCGGATTTGTTGCGAATACGGTTACCCTAACAACCGAGTGGCAGAGGGTGAGTGTAACTGGCATTGTGCCCTCTGGCGGAACAACCTACGGAGTAAGGATAGGCGGAGGTAACACATTCTCAACTGGCGAAAGCATCTACGCATGGGGCGCCCAACTCGAAGCTCTCCCCTTCGCCTCCTCCTACATCCCCACCACCACGGCACCGGTGACGCGGGCAGTGGATCACCTAGCAATAGTATTGGCAGGTAACAGACCTGGATATGCTGATGACTACACATTTGTTGTTGATTACGACAAGCTAGGAAATCCATCTCTAGGGGATAGTAGCCGATTAATAACACCCGATTTCGCCAGTCAAGCCTCTGTATTTCACACAGGAAACGGTAATAATTTATCTACATACTACAACTTCTATCATACGACAACGAGTAGTACTTTCATACCTCATGTTACTCATAGGGTCGTTGTTCGTGTGCGTGGTAAAAATGTTAGTATTTGGCGCAATGGAGTAGTAGAGTACTCAGAATCACCTATTGATACAAGTATAACACAGCAAGGCGGCAGCACGATATACATAGGTGCAGATAGACTTGGCATTCAACCTCTATATGGCCACATCCGTAGCCTACGCATCTACGACCGCGCACTCACTGATGTTGAAATAATGGCAGCATAATTAGGGAGATAACAATGTATTACGATTTAATTACTTATTGTTCTGATACAACTGCACTACTCACTGAAGTTGAACAACTAGCACCAGATTATCTTATTAAGGATGAAAATGGTAACTCTATAGGGTTTGCAATTAATAAAACACCTACAATACGTAATAGTACAGAAACTTTAGCTGTTGTTCGTGTTAATGATGATGAATTAGCAGTTATAAAATCGTTAACTTCATTAAACGTTTTAGCCGAAGTACCAGCTGGTGGAAACTTATTAGCCTCGATGTTAGCATCAAATAAAGCAATTTATGATAAGGTGTATCTAAGAACCCCGATTGATATATTCGACGATCAAGGTAATGTAGTTGGGCAACAGACCCCACCAGAATTAATAGGAGCATTTGCATGATTTGGTTTTTATTTGTTTTATTTGTACTATTGCAAATAGCAGACGTAGTTACAACACGTATTATCTTAAATCATGGTGGAAAAGAACTAAACCCAATTATGGCTTATGTTCTAAATAAGGCAGGATTTAAAGGTCTTATTTTAGTTAAGTTAATCGGTATATTTATTATTTTTATAACGATATATCTTAGTATGACTTATTCTCTTAATATTTTATGGTTTTTAAGCTCTATTTGTTTAGTTTATTTTGCTGTTGTTCTTTTTAATTTAATAACTTTATTTAAAAAAATTGATCCAATCTTTTAAGTAGAGAAATTAATTATGGTCGCCCTGACTACAGAACAAGCATATGCGACGGTCACAGATGCAGATCTTTATTTTAGTACAAATAGTGTATGGTCTGCATTGACCACTGAGCAAAAAACTGATGCTCTTTTATGGGGGCGCTATTGGATTGATATCACTTACGATTGTAGTGCACTTACAGATACAACTAGAGAATTAGTAATCTCTAATTGTCTACTTGCTTTAGATTATGTCGAGCAGGGTGACCTATTTTTTGCAAATGATTCAACAATAAAAAAAGAACGAATTAAAGCTGGCTCGGTAGAGACAGAAACAGAATATTTAAGCGGAGCTAAACAATTACCTAATTCTGCTGTGAAAGTTTTTGCATTACTTTCGTCTATTTGTCCTAAAAAACAAACAATTAATTTTATAGGTAGAGCATGAGTTTACGTACAAAACTTACATCGAAAATAAAAAAAGGTTTCGATAAATTAGACGATATTATATTAAATATAGTTTATATTGATGTTAATGAGGTTTTTTCACCTATTACAAATACGGTGAATTTAACTGAAACACCTTATTCAACAAAAGGTATACGTTTAGATAAGCTAGAAAAAGATATTAAAGATCGGCCAGACGCTGATCGATATATCTACTTTTTAATTTTACAGGATGATTTACTTATCAATCCAAAAGAAGGTAGTATACTTAATGTAGAAGGTATTCGTTACACTATTATTGATATATCTTCAGATCCAGCTAGTATTTCATGGGAATTTAAATGCCAAGAGTAGACTCATTTAAAGAAGCTGGTAAATTAATTGCTCATTTTGTTGATGTACATACAAAAGATTTTTTATATGATTTATGGTTTGAATTAGTTGAGTTGACCCCCGTTGATACAGGACGAGCTAGAGCTAGCTGGTATGTAACAGGAGGTGCTCCTAAGCGAGTAGTTTTACCTGATGGACAATATGATTTTCCGAGTCCACCCGATCTAGATAAATATAAAAGAAATTATACAAAATGGTTTGTCTCTAATACTGCGCCGTATATTGAGTTTTTAAATGCCGGACATTCTAGACAAGCTCCTTCAGGTTTCATCCAACAAGCAATCGCCAAAGTAACATTGAGATATAAATAATGGCTACATTTAATGAGATAAATAATTCATTTACTCAGCGCATCGCTTCGATGTGGTCAACTACAGCTGTTGCTTGGGATAATGTTGATTTTGAACCGAATCCAGATCAAGCATGGATTAGATGTACTTTAATATCTACTCCCTCAGAAAATAATGAGTTAGGACTGTCAGTCATTCATAGAGGTTTATTTTGGATTCAAATTTTTACACCATTAAATAAAGGTACAGGTGAGGCTTATACTATTGTAGATGAACTAACTACATTATTTTCAAATGTACAATTTGATGGTATTTTTTGCCACGCAGCTGATGTTCAGAGAGTCGGTGACGATGGGCGTGGATGGTTTCAAGTTAATTTTAGAGTGCCGTACTGGTCACATCAGAGAGGATAAACAATGGCTATTACTTCTACTAATTATGTAAATTTTGCATATGTTGAAGAAACTACCCCGGGTGTAACACCCGCGACACCTTCTTTTCAACAACTGCCTGTTACGAGCGTAGGGTTAACGGAGCAGCTTGATACAGCTGTTTCTGAAGTTATTCGATCCGACCGCCAAACTGATGATTTGGTTGTTGTGGGCGCTAAGGTTGAAGGTGATTGTAATTATGAGTTATCTTATGCACCGTTTAAACCTTTAATTCTATCCTTGATGCAGAATACAAGTATTGCTGTTAATATTGCAGGAGCAGCAGATATTGACGCAAGCGCTACAACTAGTGCTTTTACATCTGCTACAACGGATTTCATCGCAGCAGGTATTTTAGTTGGCCATTATATTAAAGTCAGTGGTTTTATTGGTACAGCAAATAATGGTATCTTTAGAGTTACAGCTGTTACAGCGAATCAAATTGATGTAACACCTTCGCCTAATTCTGATGAATTAAATCCTGGTTCAGTATCGATAGTTGGTGAAAATATAAGAAATGGTGCAAATGAACCTGATTCTTATACTTTTAGAAAGCAATTAAATGCGCCTGGAGGTACTACATCTATTTTCTATTATCGTGGTTGCCAAGTTAATAGTATGTCCTTTAATTTAGCTTCAGGTTCTATTTTAAATGGAACGATGAACTTAATAGGGTTGACTTCTGAAGGAACAGCCACAGCTATCACAGGAGAAACAATTACTGCTCCACCGGCATACGATATTATGAATGCAGTTAGCTCTGTGACAAATATATCTGTTACAGGGCTTCCTGGTAACGTTGAATTTAAATCTTTAAATTTGACGATAGACAATCAAATAAATGCCGCTGACGCAATAGGAACTTTAGGCGCAGTAGATCTTGCACCCTTTAGTTTAGATATTAAGGGTGACCTTGAAATTTATTTTGAAGATACTAGCGTTTATAATATTTATAAAAATTCTTCTGGTTTCAGTGTATCATTTACACTGACAGATAACAGTGGAAATACAATGGTAATTTATTTACCTTATTGTAAATTTGAGTCTTTAACAGAACCAGTTGACGGTAAGGATAATTTCTTAATGGAGAGTGGTTCGTTAAAAGCTTTACGTGACCCAGTCACTAATATGATGGCACAAATTACATTTATGTAATTTTAGTATTTCTGTAAGATTTTCTTAGATAATCTTACTTTTGTTTAATCTATGATTTGAGGTAAGGGCAATGAAATTAACACCGACATCTAAAGAAAAGGAAATTAACGGCGTTGAAGCATTTTATCATGGCGTAAAATTAATTATTGCGCGAGATACAAATATTCATTATAAAAATGCATTGCGTCGTCTGATGAAACCATATCAGCGTGAAATTGATAAAGGTACATTAGATGATGCTACGACTGATGAGATTTTATGTACAGCGATCGCCGAAGGTATTTTAGTTGGATGGGATGCCTCAACTTTTCCTAATGGTATTGAATATACTAAGGAAAAAGCAAAAGAATTAATGT